CTCGCACGCACGCGCCTGCGAAATTGGTGCAGGGGGGGTCGCGGGGCGATCCGGGGGGATCGGGGGCTGATCCGCCCGGGATGAGAGGACGATCGTGAGAGGACGCAAGCCGGTGCCGACCGTGATCAAGATCGCGCGGGGCAATCCCGGCCAACGACGCTTGCCGGACGCGGAGCCGCAACCCTCGACGGCGATCAACCTGGCGGTGCCGGCGATCCTCGCCGACGATCCCGACGCGCGCGCCGAGTGGGAGAGCCGCGCGCCGATGCTCCACCGCCTCGGGCTCCTGACGGAAGCCGACCAGGACGCCTTGACCCTGTACTGCGCGACGTTCGCGCGGTGGAAACAGGCCGAGACCCACCTCCGCAAGCACGGCTTGATCATCAAAGTGAAGGGCAGCCGCTACCCGATGATCTCGCCGTACCTGAGCATCTCGAACAAGGCGCAGGCGCAGTGTCGCGCGCTGCTCCTCGAGTTCGGGCTCACGCCGGTCTCGCGGACCCGCGTGCACGTCCCGACGACGACCGCGCCGGATGTCCAACGGGATCGGTTCTTTGGCCCGCGTCCTGTCAAGAAGGCGTAAGGGGCCCCCGCCGGCGCGTCCGCGCGGCGGGTGGTGGGGCAACGGCCCGTCGCCCACCGAGCGGTGGCCGGGCGTGACGATCGAGATCCCGGCCGACTACAACCCGCATCGGCGCCGGTGGGAGAGTCCCGACGGCGCGTACTACTTCGACGCCAACGAAGCCGCGCGCGCCTGCGAGTTCTTCCCGGCGTACCTGACGCACCACATCGGCGAGTTCGCGGGCCGCCCGTTCGACCTCCTCGCCTACCAGGCGCTCCTGCTCACCAAGCCGATCTTCGGGTGGAAGCGGGCGAGCGATGGCTACCGGCGCTTCCGGAAGGTGTTCGCCTTCCTGCCGAAGGGGGCCGGCAAGTCGCCCTGGGCGAGCGGGACCGGCCTGTACCTGATGCTCTGCGACGCGGAGCCGGGCGCCGAGATCTACGCCCTGGCCACCGACAAGGCGCAGGCGCGCGTGGTGCACACGAACGCGAAGGTGATGGTCGAGGACGCGCCCGCCCTGGCCGAGCAATGCGAGGTCCTCCGTGATTCGATCTACCAGCCGGACACGCGCGCGGTCTACCAGGTCCTCTCGGCCGACGCGGCGACCAAGCATGGCTTCCGGCCGCACGGCGCGATCTTCGATGAGTTCCACGGCCAACCGAACCGGGACCTCTACGAGACGATCAAGAAGTCGATGGTCAAGCGGCGGCAACCGCTGTTGCTGCTCGTGACGCACGCCGGCACGGATGACGAATCGATCTGCTACGAGGAATACGAATACGCGAAGAAGGTCCTCTCGGGCACGTTGCCCGATCCGAGCTGCCTCCCGGTGATCTTCGAACTCGGCGACACGGAGGACTGGCAATCGCCGGCCGCCTGGGCGCGCGTCAATCCCGGCCACGGCATCACGGTCCAGGCCTCGGCGATCGCGAGCGAGGCGGCCGAGGCCCAGGCCGAGCCGCGCAAGCGCAACGACTTTCTCCGGTACCACTGCAACCGGTGGACGAACCAGGCCACCGCCTGGATTCCGCTCAACTGGTGGGATGCCTGCAAGGCGCCGCTGCCGAGCGACGAGGTCCTCCGCACGGCGCCGGTCGCCGCCGGTCTGGACTTGGCGCAGAAGTATGACCTCGCCTGTCTCTCCGTCGTGTTCCGCTTCCCGGCCGAGGCGCTCCCGGCGCCGCTCGCCGCCGACGCGCCGACGGACACCGCGGTCCCAGAGCTCCGGACCGTCAACCTGAACTATCGGATCGTGATCGTCCCGTTCTTCTGGATTCCGAAGGAGACGATGGCCGAGCACGAGCGGCTCGACGGCGTGCCGTATGCGCAGTGGACGGCGGCCGGCCTGGTCACCGCCACCGAGGGCGCGGTCATCGACTACTCGCGGATCTACGAGGACATCACGCGGCGCATCGTCCCGCGCTTCCCGCTCCTGAAGCAGGCCCTGTTCGGCTACGACCCCGCCTTCGCGACGGACCTCGCCACGCAGCTCCGCGATCGCGCGGGCCTGAAGGTGGCCGAGGTCCTCCAGAACTATCAGCACCTCTCCGAGCCCTCGCAGGCCTTCGAAGCCCTCATCAAGGCCGGCCGCGTGACGCACGGCGGGCACCGCGTGCTGCGCCACCATCTCGAGAACGTCGCGATCAAAACGGACGACGCGCGGCGCATCCGCCCGGTCCGCCCGAAGAAGCCCGGCAAGCGGGTGGACGGCGTCGTCGCGACCATCATGGCGATCAAGGCGCTCGCCGCCGGCCCGGCGCCGACGCCGCAAATCTTCTTCTTCGGCGGCGTGCCGCGATGAGCGACCCCGATCGCGAGGCCCTGACGGGGCTCCGGCGCCCCGGGCGCCCGCGGGGGCCCGAGCGGAGCGCGGTCGCCGCCCGCTTCGCCGCCGCCGAGCACGATCGGATCATCGAAGAGGCCGCCGCGCGGGGGATGACGGTCGCGGATTTCGTCCGGACCGCGGTCCTGCGCGCGCTCCCACCGCGCCCGCGCCGGCCCTGATCGCGGGGCGTTCTCGTTTCCCGAAATGCTGGCCGGCCCCGCGCGGCGCTATTTTCCTGAGCGGTGATCTACCGCGCGTACGCGCCGCTCGAAGTCCGCGCCCTCGACGGCGACCTCCGCGCGATCGAAGGCCTGGCGACGACGCCGACGACCGATCGCATGGGCGATATCGTCGAGTCGAAGGGCGCGACCTTCGCCAACCCGCTCCCGCTCCTGCTGTACCACGACGCCAAACGGCCCGTTGGGACCGTGGAGCTCGGCGCGCCGACCGCAACCGGGATCGGCTTCCGCGCCCTGATTCCGGAAATTACCGAGAGCGGGACGTTGCGCGAGCGCGTCAATGAGGCCTGGCAGTCCGTCAAAGCCGGCCTGATTCGCGGCGTCTCGATCGGCTTTCGGCCGCTCGAGGACGGGCTCGAATTCATCAAGGGCGGCGGCATCCGCTTCACCAAGATCGAAATTCTCGAACTCAGCCTCGTCGTGATTCCGGCCAATGCCGACGCGTCGATTCAGACGATCAAGGCCTTCGCCCTCCAGAGGAGTACTCCGCCCATGCCTCCGACCATGACCATCCAGGAACAGATCCAGAGCTATACGGCCACCCGCGACGCGAAGGCGACCCGCATGCGCGACCTGATGGCCGCGGCGGCGGCGGCCGGCGTCGTGCTCGAGGAGGCGCAGTCGGCGGAGTACGACGCCTTGCAGCTCGACGTGGTGGCCCACGACAAGCACCTCGAGCGGCTCACCACGCTCGAAGCCGCGAATCGCGCCGCCGCGGTCCCCGCCCAGGGCGGCGCCGCCGTGCCCGCGGCCGTGCCGGCGCCGCGCGTCACGCCGGTCTATCTCCGCGCCCCGGAGCCGGGCATCGAGTTCGCGCGCATGGTGCTCTGCAAGCTCGAAGCCTTCGAGAAGCACTTCAGCGTGTCGCCGCTCGCGATCGCCAAGCAGCGCTATCCCGACGCGCACCGGATCCACCAATACCTGGAGAAGGCCGCGGTCCCGGCCGGGACCACGACCGATCCGAACTGGGCGGCCGCGCTGGTCGACAACACGAACCTGACGCAGGAATTTCTCGCCTGGCTCCGCCCGCAGACGATCATCGGGCAGTTCGGCGTCGGCCCGATCCCGAGCCTCAAAGGCGTCCCGTTCAATATCGCGGTCAAGGGCCAGACGAGCGGCGCCACGGGCTACTGGGTCGGCGAGGGCAAAGCGAAGCCGCTCACCAAAGTCTCGTACGACCGCCAGACGCTCGGCTTCACGAAGGTCGCCGCCATCACGGTGATCACCGATGAGCTCGCGCGCTTCTCCTCGCCGGGCGCCGAAGGGCTGCTGCGCGACGAGCTCCGCGATGCCCTGGTCGAGCGGCTCGACATCGACTTCGTCGATCCCGCGAAGGCGGAAGTCCTGAACGTCTCGCCGGCCTCCATCACGAACGGCGTCGTGCCGATCGTCAGCATGGCCGGCAGCACGGCCGACTCGATCCGCGCCGATATCAAAGCGCTCCTCGGCGCGTTCGTCGCGGGCAATCAGAGTGTCGGCGAGATCGCGATCATCATGCCCAACACGCTCGCGCTCGGGCTCTCGCTCCTCCGCAATGCGATGGGCAATCCGGAGTTCCCCGGCCTCGGCCTCAAAGGCGGGACCGCCGAAGGGCTCCCGGTGATCACCTCGCAGTACGCGCACACCGCCGCGGCCGGCGATATGGTGATCGTCCTCAACACGAAGGCGATCGCCCTGGCGGATGACGGCGCCGTGAACGTCGAAGCGAGCCGCGAGGCCTCGCTCGAGATGAGCGATACGCCGGCGATGGCCTCGGGCCCGAACGTGGTCCCGCCCGCGACCTCGCTGGTCTCGATGTGGCAGACCAACTCGCTCGCGCTCCGCGCCGAGCGCTTTATCAACTGGAAGAAGCTCCGCGCCGGCGCGGTCCAGTACATGGATCACGTCGACTGGGCGAGCGCGGGGTCGTAGTGCGCCCCGTCGTCGTGCAAGTGGTGGTCGAGGGCTGGTCCTACGCCGGCCGGGCCCTCCGCGCGGGCGATCTCGTCACCATGACGCCGCTCGACGCGGCGGGCGCGCACCGGCGCGGCTTGATCTCGCTCACGCGCCCGAGCGCGGCGGCGCTCGCGTCCGCCTCGGTGCGCGCGAACGAGCCGCCGCCCGTCGAGCCGCCGGTCGTCGAGGCGCGCCCGAAGGGGCGCTATCGCCGGCGCGACCTCCAGGCGGAACCGTAAGAGAGGACCCCGGTGACGTGGTGGCGCTCCTTCCGTTCACGCGCGCAGGCGCGGGCCGCGGGCCCGGCCGCGGGCGCGTCGCTGCCCGCGCGGGGCGGCGGCGGCTGGTGGCCGGTGGTGCGCGAGAGCTATCCCGGGGCCTGGCAGCAGAACGTGACCGTCAACCCCGAGACGGTCCTCACGCATGCGGCCGTGTATGCCTGCATCACGCTCATCGCCTCGGATATCGGGAAGCTCCGGATTCGCCTGGTCGAGCAGGACACGGACGGGATCTGGCGCGAGACGGAGAACACCGCGCATAGCCCGGTCCTGCGCAAGCCGAATCCGTGGCAGAACCGGATCAAGTTCTACGAGCAATGGGTGGTCTCGAAGCTCGCGCACGGCAACACGTACGCCATCAAGCAGCGGGACGGGCGCGGGATCGTGACCGCGCTCTACCTCCTCGATCCGACCTGCGTGACGCCGCTCGTCGCGCCCGATGGCGCGGTCTACTACAAAGTCGGGCCCGATAAGCTCGCGCGCCTGAGCGAGGCGGTCGTCGTGCCGCAGGCGGAAATCATTCACGACGTGATGGTCCCGCTCTATCACCCGCTCTGCGGCGTCTCGCCGCTCTACGCGTGCGGGGTGTCGGCGATGACGGGCATCCAGATCCAGAGCCACTCGTCGCGCCTCTTTGCCAATCGATCGGTCCCGTCCGGCGTGCTGACGGCGCCGGGCCAGGTGGACGAACGGACGCTCGAGGAGATCAAGGCGAAGTGGCACTTGAACTTCACCGGCGACAACGCCGGGCAAGTGGCGGTCCTGGCCGGCGGCTTGACCTACGAAAAGATGGCGATCTCCGCCACCGATTCGCAGCTCATCGAGCAGTTGAAATGGACCGCGGAGAATGCGTGCACGGCCTTCCGGGTCCCGCCCTACATGATCGGGATCGGCCCGCTCCCGCCGAACACGAATCCCGAGACCCTCCAGATCCTCTACTACTCGCAGTGTCTCCAGAGCCTCATCGAGTGCATTGAGCTCTTGATGGACGACGGCCTCGAGATGACGAAGAACGAGGCCGGCCGCCCGATCGGGACGGAGATGGACCTCGACGACTTGATGCGCATGGATACGGCCTCGAAGGTGAAGACCTCCGCCGAGGCGATCAAGGGCGGCGGCATGTCGCCCAACGAGGCGCGCTTCCGGTACCTCGACCTCGGCCCGGTCTCAGGCGGCGACTCGCCGTACCTCCAGCAGCAGAACTACTCGCTCGCGGCGCTCGCCAAGCGGGACGCGAAGGCCGACCCGTTCGGCACCACGCCCGCGCCGGCCCCGCCGGACGCCGCCGCCGGCGCGGACGACGACGCGGACGACGAGGACCCCGACGCCCTCGACACCGCGGCCCTCGCCGTGGCCTTTGAGAAGGCGTGCGGGCTCGACGAGAGGGCCGCATGACGCCCACGACGCTCCAGCGCCTGGTCGAGGCCCTCGCGCCCGGCCTCGTCCGCCTGGTGGCGCGCGAAGTCCGCGCCGCGATGGCCGCCCTGCCCGTGCCGCGCGATGGGCGGGACGGCGTCCCCGGGGTGCCGGGCCCGCCAGGCCCGGCCGGCGCGGCGGGCGCGGACGGCGCGGACGGCGCGCCCGGCCGCGACGGGGTGCCGGGTCTCGATGGTCGCGCGGGCCTCGACGGCGCGCCCGGGCGGGACGGCGTGGCCGGGAAGGACGGCGCGCCAGGCCACGACGGGACGCTCGAGGGCGTGCGGTTCGAGTGCGAGGGCCGGACCGTCACGGTCCGGCGCGCGGACGGCACCGCGATCGGCCAGTGGACGCTGCCGGTCGTCCTCGACCGCGGGTACTACGACAAGGCCACGGCCTACGACCCCGGCGACGCGGTCACCTATGCGGGCTCGCTCTGGATCTGTCAGACCGCGACCCAGGAGCGGCCGGCGATGGGCGTGGCGGCCTGGCGGCTCGCGGTGAAGGCCGGCGAGCGCGGGAAGACCGGCGACCGCGGAGAGCGCGGCCCCGCCGGCACGCGCGGCGAGCAGGGCGCGCCAGGAGTGCGGTACTGATGGCCCTCCAACTGGTCACGTACGCGCAGGCGAAGGCGCACCTCAACCTCGAGGACGACTACGCGCAAGCGGACCTCGAATCGAAGATCGCGACGGCGACGGCGCGCGTCCTGATGCACATCGACCGGATCGAGAACCCCTGGACGACCGCGACCGATCCGACCGTCGATCCCGAGTTCGCGCTCGTGCTCGGCGCGATTCTCACCTACACCGGCGAGCTCTGGCGCCTCCGCGGCGACGAGCCGGAAGAGAAGCCCGAGACGCCGGAGCAGACGGCGTACCTGCGCTCGGTGCTCCGCCGCCTCCTGCACCCACTGGCGAGGCCGACCTTTGCCTAACCTCCCGCGGTGGCCCGGCGCCACGATCGTCTGCCTGGCGAGCGGCCCGACGCTCACGCAGGAGGACTGCGCCCGCGTGCGCACGGCCGGCCTCCCGGTGATCGCGGTCAACGACGCGATCCGCCTGGCGCCCTGGGCGCCGGTGCTCTACTCCTCCGATCGCGCGTGGTGGCGCGTGCACCGCGGCGTGCCCGAGCTCCACGGGGTCCCCTACACCGGCGTCCGCGTCTCGGTGGGCCCACGCCGCGGGACCGCGACGCCGATCCCGGGCGCCTCTGGCGCGGACATCACGGTCCTGCGGCATACCGGCGTCGACGGCCTCGAGCGCGACCCGAGCGGCCTGCGCACGGGCGGGAACTCTGGCTATGCGGCGATCAACCTCGCGGTGCACCTCGGCGCGCGGCGGGTGATCCTCCTCGGCTATCAGGGCGGGCCGCACGGCGGCCGCAGCCACTTCTTCGGCCGGCATCCGTCCGGCCTGGACAACCCGAGCGAGGCGAACTTCGCCGCCTGGCGCCGGGCCTACGACACGCTCGCGCCGGCCCTCGCCGCGGCCGGCGTGACGATCGTCAACTGCACGCCCGCGAGCCAGATCACCGCCTTCTGGGCGACCGACCTCACCCACGCGCTCGCCGAGGAGGTCGCCGTCCCATGCTGACCGTCGTCACCTGGAAGTGGCAGCCGCCGCGCGCGTATCGCTCGACCTACGTGCCCGAGACGGTGCACACGCTGAAGCGGATGGTCGCCGCGCATTACGCCGCGCCGCACCGGTTCGTCTGCATCACGGACGACCCGACGGGCCTCGACGGCATCGAGACGATCCCGATCCCATCGCCCGAGCTCATCGCGATCCCGCCGCCGGAAGGGAAGAACTGGCCGAGCTGCTATGTCCGCCTCCGCGCCTTCGCGGCGGACGCGGCCACCTGGCTCGGCCCGCGCTACGTGTCGCTCGACCTCGACACGGTGATCGTCGGCGACCTCGCGCCCCTCTTCGACCGCGACGAGGACCTGGTCATCTGGAACGAGACCGACTGGCCGCGGACGCAGTTCTACAACGCGAGTGTCTGGCTGCATACGCCGGGCACCCGCACGCAGGTCTGGGATCGCTTCGAACCCGCCCGCTCGCCCGAGGCGGCCTTCCGCGCCGGGGGCCGCGGCGGCGACCAGGCGTGGATCTCGCACGTCCTCGGGAAAGGCGAGGCGGTCTTCACGCCCGCGGACGGCGTGCTCTCGTTCCGCCGGCACATCGAGGTGCCGCGGCGCTTCCGCCTGCCCGCCGGCGCGCGGATCGTGAACTTCCACGGCGTGGTGGATCCCTGGAGCCGCGTCGGCCAGACGCACGGGTGGGTGCGCGAGTTCTACGGCGACACGCGGCAGTGGGCGAGCCTCACGCGCCCGCTCCGCGCGCCGGAGGCGATGCACCGATGAGGCTCCAGGCGAATCAGGGTCCGCTCGGCGCCGGCGCGCGCGATCGGTGGGTGACGATCCAGACCCGGCCGGACGAGTCCACCGCCGACTCCGGCTTCCCGGTCGATGGCCCGTGGACGGATCTGGCCACCGTGGCGATGGCGCGCGAGGAGCTCGCCGCCGTCGAGATGCAACGCGCGAACGAACAACTCCAGATCGCCACCGTGCGGTGGGAGGGCGCCTATCGGCCCGACTGCGATCCGGAGCGGCTGGATATCCCGAAGCTCCGGCGGCTCCTGTACCGCGATCGCGCCTACGACATCCTCGCGGCCACCACGATCGGCCGGCGCCAGGCGATCGAGTTCGTGACCGAGGCGCACGGCAAGGTGCCGACCGAGGCCGCGATCGCGTCGGCGGCCGCCGTGGAGGTCTCGTGAAGATCGGCCTCGACCTCGAAGGCGGCGAGGCGCTCCGCGCCGCCCTGCTCACGCTCTCGCGGGCGGTGCGGCGGCGCGCGCTCTATAGCGTCCTCCGGCCGGCCGCCGAGCCGATGCGGCTCCGCATGCAGCGCCTGGCGCCGCACGGCGCGACGGGCGAGCTCGCGGCCGGCATCACGGTCTCGGCCGCGCCGCGGATCGGGAGTGTCGCCGGCGGGCAATGGCAGGCCGCGGACGAGTTCCAGGCCGCGGTGGCGGTGGGCCCGAGCAAGCTCGCCTTCTACGGGATCTTCCAGGAGTACGGGACGGTCGAGCACCCGGCGCAAGCCTTCGGCCGCCCAGCCTTCGACGGCAGTCGGGACGAGGCGCTCCAGATCCTCGGCGAGGGCCTCTGGCAACTGCTCGAGGACGCGACGAACAAGACCGGCCGCTTCGAGGAGGACTGATGGTTGCCCTCGTCGATGCCCTGCGCGCGCGGCTCCTGACGATGCCGGCGGTCACCGAGAAGGTCGCGGCGCGGATCTACGCGCTCACCTTCCCGCAATCGCTGGTCGCGCCGGCGCTGCGGCTGCAAGAGATCGACCGGGTGTCGTCGATGCACGCGCGCGGGGTGACCTCGCTCGTCCGCTCGCGCGTGCAAGTCGATGCGGTGAGTGGGGGGACGACGGGCGATCCCTATGCGGCCGCCCACGCGCTCGCGCGCGCGGTCCGCGGGTCGCTCGACAGCGGCGCGCCCAATGGGCTCGCCGGCTTCCGCGGCGACATCGAGGGCGTGGCGATCGCGGGGATTCTCGCCGACGACCAGCGCGAGCGGTGGGACGCCGAGACGCGCCTCGTCCGGGTCGAGCAGGACTTTGTCATCTGGTTTCACGTTTGAGAGAGGGGTTGAGTCATGTCCGATGTCACCGATACCTACTATCCCGGAGAAGCCTTCACCGGCTACGGCACGCAGCTGATGGTGAACGTCGGCGGGTCGCCCGGGACCTTCGTCGCGATCGCCGATATCGAGACGATCACGCCGGGCGAGATGTCCACCAACGTGATCGAGAAGACGCACCTCCGATCGCCGGAAGCCCACCGCGAGAAGCTCGCGGGCTTGCGGGATTCGGGCGCCTTCGCCCTGGCCGGCAACTGGCGGCCGACGCACGGCTCACACAGCAACGCCGGCGGCGACGGCTTCGCGGACGGCGGCCTGATTGCCCTCTGGCGCCGGCGCGTCGAAGCCGACTTCAAGATCGTCCTCCCGGACGGGTCGCCCGGCACCGAGTGGCCGTTCCGCGGCGTGGTCACGAAGTTCCAGCCGGGCGAGATCGCCGGCGATGCGAAGGTCGGCTTCACCGCGGAGATCACGCCGCTCGGCGACTTCTCCGCCGACCTGCCGTAGCCCGGCGGCCGCGCCGTTACGTCGAGGGGCGTAGTAGCATCACGCCAACCGGCGTGACGGCCGGCAAGGGGAGACCATGGCGAATCCACAAAAGGGCGAACTCGAGATCGAGGTCGCGGGCACGCGCTATCTGCTCGCGCTCGATCTGAACGCGCTCTGTGAGTTTCAGGAGCTGATGTATCCGGGCGATGCGAACTTCGACATGGGCGAAGTCATCGGGCGGATCGGGAAGGGCAATTTCATCCTCTCGCGCGCGCTCTTCTGGGCGACCACGCGGAAGCATCACGCGGACCTCACGCTCCGCGATGTCTCGGCGCTCGTCACCGAGTTTGGGTACAAGCCCTGGATGGAGCTCCTGCCGACGCTGCTCGAGTTCATGCAACCGGATCCGAGCGATCGGGCGACGTTGAAGGCGGCGCCGAAGACGGGCCCTCTCAACGCTCAGGACGATGGGATTGGCGCGCGCTCTACGTCGAAGCGCGCGAAATCGGCCTGAGCCGCGAGGAGTTCTGGGCGCTCAGTCCGCGCGAGCTCTATCGGGAGTTCGCCGCGGAGAATGCCCGCCGGCGCGGCCAGGCGAATCGCGATGCGCGCCTGGCCTATACGGCGGTCGCGATCTGGGCCCGCGCGCAGAGTAAGAACCGGATGCCTCCGCTGAAGGACTACCTCGTCGCCGCGGAGGCGGCGGCGCCCGACACGCCCGCGACGAAGACCGCGAAACTGCGATCGGCGCTCGAAGTCCTGAGCGCGCAAACCGGCATCCCGCTCCGACGCGCGAAGAAGGCAGGGTAGCAGTGAGCAATTCCGCGGTCGTCGGCTTGCTGCGCGCGCTCCTCGTCGCGGACACCGCGCAGTTCGACGCGGCGATGAAGCGGACGGAGGCCTCCACCCAAGCCTGGTCGAAGAATCTCAAGTCGGTCGGCGCCGAAGCGACGAAGGTCGGCAAGGCGCTCACGACCGGGCTCACGCTCCCGCTCGTCGGCCTGGCGGCGGGCGCCACGAAGCTCGCGATCGACTTCGAGAGTTCCTTCGCCGGCGTCCGGAAGACGGTCGATGCCACCGAGCCCGAGCTCGCGAAGCTCTCCGCGCAGTTCCGCACCCTCGCGAAGGAGATCCCGATCTCGGTCAACGAGATCAACAAGCTCGCCGAGACGGCTGGCGCCCTGGGCGTGCCCAAGGAGGCGATCGCGAGCTTCGTCGAAGTCATGGCCGGTCTCGGCGTGGCGACGAACCTCACCGCCGAGGAGGCCGCCAACGCGATCGCGCGCATCCAGACGATCTTCGGCGCCGCCGGGAAGGATACCGATCGGTTCGCCTCGACGCTGGTCGCCCTGGGCAATGCGGGCGCCTCGACGGAGAAGGAAATCGTCGAGATGGCGCAGCGCATCGCGGGCGCCGGGAACTCGGTCAACCTGACGCAAGCCCAGGTCCTCTCGCTCGCCTCCGCGATGTCGAGCCTCGGCATCAACGCCGAGGCCGGCGGCTCGTCCATGAGCCGCATCCTCATCAAAATGAACCAGGCGGTCGCCGAGGGCGGGCCCGCGCTGGAGCGGTGGGCCGCGGCCGCGAAGACCACCGGCGCGGCCTTCCGCGAGGCCTTCGAGAAGGACGCCGCCGGCGCCCTCACGCAAGTCGTCGAGGGCCTGGCGACCGCGGGCCGCAATCAGGCGACGATCGTCCAGGGCCTCGTCGGGAAGAACACGACGCTCCTCGATACGTTCCAACGCCTCTCGGGCGCGGGCGAGACGCTGCGCACCACGATCAATCTCGGCAATGAGTCGTGGGAGAAGAACACCGCGCTCACCGACGAGACGAGCAAGCGGTACGCGACGATGGAGTCGCAGCTCCTCCTGCTCTGGAACCGGATCAAGGACGTGGGGATCACGCTCGGCCAGGCGTTGATGCCGGTCCTGAAGCTCGTCGTGGACGCCTTCGACGCGCTCCTGCCCATGCTCGAAGGGGTGATCGACGCCTTCGCCGCGATGCCGGCGCCGCTCCAGTTGGTGGTGATTGCCGTCGGCGCCCTGGCGGCCGCGGTCGGCCCACTCATGCTCCTGTTCGGCTCGCTGGCGGTCGGGAGCCTCGGAACGCTCATCACCGCGTTCTCCGAAGGCGGGATCGCGGTCGTGGCCTTTACGAAGGCGCTCACGTTCCTGAGTGCACACCCGGTCGTGCTCGCGATCACCGCGCTCACGGCGCTCGGCGTGGCGATCTACGGGATCGCGTCGGCCGGGAGCGATCTCGAAAAAGAGATCCGCACGAACACGGACGCCTTCAAGGCGGAGACGAGCGCGATCGACAAGGCGCTCCAGACCTACGACGCGCTCGCCACCAAGCAAGGCCTCACGGCGGCGGAGACGAAGCGGCTCCGCGAGGCCACCGAGCTGCTCGCCGGCGCGAGCGGCCGGTCGGTCGAGCAATTCGAGAAGGAAGCCAAGGGCTCCGACACGCTCACGACGGCGTTGCAGGCGCAGTTGAAGGCGCGCCGGGATCTGCTGGAGAAGCAGATCGAGATGCAGCGCGCGAAGCTCTCCGAGGCGCAATCGGCCGTCAACGCCGCCCAGGAACGTCGCAACGAAGTCCTCCGCGGCGAGGGCACCGTGCCGACGTTCGACGACGCCACCGGCGGCCGCGAGCGCGCCATGACGCTCGGCGAGCAGGCCGAGGCCGAGCTCAAACTGCGGAAGGAGATCGAGGCCCTGGCCGGCGCGGTCGAGCGCGAGCGCGCCGCGCTGATGGCGATGACCGGCGTCAAGCGCGAGGACATCAAGCTCGTCGATCAGAAGACCGAGTCCACGAAGAAGGGCGCCGCCGCCTCGACCGAGCTCGCCGGCGCCGACGAGAAGAGCGCGAAGGCCGCCGCCAAACAGGCGGAGGCCCTGGAGAAGGCCGGGCGCGCGATGAGCGAGGCCGGGGTCGCCGACGCGATCGCCGAGATGAACGCGCAGATGGTGATCGCCAATAAGTACGGCGGGATCGCCAAGGCCCAGTGGCAGAAATACACCGACCAGATCGACGAGTGGCTCGCCGCGGGCTACAAGGTGCCGCCGCTGCTGGGCGAGTTCTACGTCGCGCACTACCGCCTGCTCGACACGCAACTCAAGGTCGTCACGAGCACCAAGGGCCTGGTGGCGGAATACAAGAACGTCTGGCCCGCGGTCCTGAAGATCGGGGACGCCTACCGCGAGGCCAACGCCGCGGTGCAGGGCTGGATCACGAACGCGCAGAAGGGCGGCGGCGTCCTCAAAGACCTGCTGCGCACGCCGGTCACGCTGCCCGAGCCGCCGCCGCCGACCGTCTGGTACACGTACGCGCAGAATCTCAAGGCCGCCTTCCTCGGGCCGAATGGGATCTTCACCGGCATCACCGCCGGCCTGGCCGATACGCTCGCCGCCGGGATCACCGGCGCGCAGAAGTTCTCGGACGGCTTCGTGGCGATCTGGAAGGGCATCAAGCAGTCGCTCACGAATATCCTCGCGGACTTCCTGAACCTGTTCCTGAATCAGTTCCTCAAAGGCATGCTCGGCGCGATCCTCGGGCAGCAAGGCGCCTGGGGCAAAGCCTTCGCCGGCCTGCTCAGTTCCTTCGGCACGGGCGCGGCCTCCGGCGTGGCGGGCGGTGTCGGCACCGCGGCCGGCGGGACCGCGGCCGGTGCGGGCGCCGGGGCGGCCGGTGGCGCGGGGGCCGGCGCGGGTGCCGGGATCGGCATGGTGGCGGTCGGCTCGCTGGCTGGCGCGGGCGCCGGTGGCGCGGCGGGCTACTACGTCGGGTACAAGTCCGGCTCGACGACGAAGGGCGTCCTCGCGGGCGCCGGTACCGGCGCCGCCGTGGGCGCGATTGGCGGCCCGATCGGCATGGGCGTCGGCGCCGGCGTCGGCGCGCTCGCCGGCTGGTATGGCGCGAAGAAGGCCGGGAAGGATGTCAACAACCTGCGCGATGCCTTCATGGCCCAGGCGGGCGGGTGGGAGAACATCGTCGCGCGGCTCGAGGAGATCGGCCGGAAGGATCTGATTCAGGATCTCGGCTTCGGTCCGAAGAACGTCGGCGCGATGAAGGAGACGATCGGCGCCATTCAGGAAGTCTTCGAGATCGCCGACCGCGCCGCCGCCGAACTGAAGGTCAAACAGGAAGCGTGGACGAAGACGCTCACCCAGAGCTTCGGCGAGCTCGGCCAGGCGGCGAGCGCGTACGGGACGCTCCTCCCGAAGGCGGTCCGCGAGTCGATCCCGGCGCTCCTCGAATCGAAGGATCTCACCGCGGAGATGCGCGCCACGCTCACCGGCATGGCGGCCGATCCGACGTGGAAGCAGATGGCCGAGAGCGCGAAGGGCTACGGGATCGAGCTCTCCGCGCTCGGCGGGAAATTCCAGGAAGCGCGCATCACGGAAATCGCGCTCCAGTACGCGCGGGACTTGAAGATGTTCAGCGAAGAGGGCTCGAACATGACCGGCGTCCTCGAAGGGATGGCCGACGAGCTCTCCACGATCTACCAGGACGCCGCGACGAGCGGCGTGGCGCTCCCGGACACGCTCAAGCCGTACATGCAGAAGCTCATCGAGATGGGCCTGCTCGTGGACAAGAACGGGAAGAAGATCGAAGACCTCAACGAAGTCGCCTTCAAGGAAGTCGAAGACGTAGGGCTCACCCAGGTCGTGGACGTATTGAAAGAGATCGCGAAGCTCCTGAGCGAGGGCCTGCCGAAGGCGGCGAAGGACGGCGCGAAGGGCATGGAAGACGAGCTCAACAAGGCGAAGCCGCGCGTCAAGGTCGGCGTCGATTGGGACGACGGCGGCGGGCCCACGCGCACCACGACGGGGAGCTCGGGCGAGAGCGACACGCCGCCACCCGAGATCGGGCTCTCGGGCGGGACGCACGGCCAATTTATCGACTGGGGCAGCGGGACCGATGTCACCTTGCACGGGCGCGAGCGCGTGATGACCGCGGGCGAGGCGATCTACGGCGCCGGCCTGGGCGCGATCAATCTGACGGTGATCTCGACGCTCGATGGGAAGGAAGTCGCGCGCAATCAGGTGCGGCACTTGCCGCGCGCGCTCCAATTGGCGGGACTCTAAAGCGAGGGCTCACTCATGGCGCTGCTCTTTATGGATTCGTTTGATCACTACATCACGGCCGATCTCCTGGAGAAATGGGGCACGACCGGGACATCTGGCACGGCGTCGGTCTCGATCAATGCGACCGGCGGACGCCGAAGCTCTGGCGCGTTCCGCTATTTCAGTAGTTCGGCGTCGGGGCACGATGGCTTTGTGCGGAAGACGTTCGCCACGGGCAGCGCCGGCGGCGTGTGTGGCTTCGCGTACAAGGCGGGCGTCGGCTTTGCCTTTGCGCCCGGCGAACAGATCGCGGCGTTTCAGGACGGCACGGCCACGCAAGTCGGTTTACGCGTGAATCCGACCGGGACGCTCTCCGTCTTCCGCGGGCCGCAAGTCAGCGGGGTGGTCCTCGGGACCACGGCGGCGGTGGTCATTCCGCTCGGGAATTATGTGTATGTGGAGTTCAAGGTGCTCATCGCCAATAGCGGCGGGACGGCGGAGGTCCGCGTCAACGGCGCGAGCGTCCTGGCGCTCACGGGACTCGATACCCAGGACGGCGCCACGGCGACGTGGAATTCGTTTGTGCTCGGGCAAAGTAACGGCGCGAGCAGTAACTACGCGAATCGGACCGTTGATTTCGACGATCTCTATGTGCTCGACGGGAGCGGCGCGGCACCCTGGACGGACTTCCTCGGCGATTGCCGGGTCGATGCGCGGTATCCCACGGCAGCGGGCGCCACGACGGGCTGGACGCCGAGCGCGGGCGCGAATTGGCAATGCGTGGACGAGACCGCGCCGAATGATGATACCGATTACACGTCCGCGCCCGCCGCGGGCCTGACCGATACCTTTGTCGTCCAGGACGCGCCGGTCGCGGGCGCGCAACTGTTCGGCGTGCAGCATGTGATCTCGGCGAAGAAGACCGACGCCGGCGCCGCCACGATCGCGCCGGTGATTCGCCATAGCGGCGTGGACTATCCCGGCGCCGGGATCAACCCTGGCACGGGCTATGGCTACGTGCTCCAGATCTCGGCGGCCAATCCAGGGACCGGGGTCCCATGGACGGAGGCGGGCTTCAACGCGGCCGAGTTCGGGTACACGCGGACGGTGTAAGGCATGGCCGACGCGCGGGTCTCACAAGCGGCGCTCGAAGCGCTCAGCGCGCCGGCGCCCGCCGCGCGCGTCACGCAGCGCGTCGTGGAAGTCCTCGGGACGCTCGTCCCGGTGGCGCTGCCCACGGCGACGGCGGTCACCCAGACCGCCGCCGAACTCCTGCATACGGTCCCGGTCTCGGCGCAAGTCACCCAGGACGCGATCGAGCTCCTCTGGACGGAAGTCCCGCCGGGGTGGCGCTTCTACATCGACGGGATCGAGAAGACGCCGCGCGTCGATTCGCTCAATCTGGTCTTTATCCTGAACGAGCGCGCGCGCGCGTCGGCGGTGCTCGGCGATGTGCTCCCGGCGAAGTTCGCCGAAGTCCTGAGCCTCGCGAAGGACGGCTTCACCCGGATGTTCCACGGCTTGATCATGACGCGCGGCTTCGCCGGGCGAAATCAGTACGATCCCACCTTCACCACGACGATCGAATGTGCGGACGATTGGATCTATACCGATTCGGTCTACGTCACGCGCACCTACAACGCGCCGGTCCTCCTCAAAACGGTGCTCCAGGATCTCGTCACGATCTACCTGAGCCAGTACGGCATCGCGCTCGATCCGGCGCAAGCGGACGGGCCCGAGCTCGCGCCCTTCTCCTGGCAAGCGAAGCGCGCCTCCGATGCGATCCGCGAGCTCACGGAGCGCACGTCGTGGGTGGCGCGCCTCAACGCGTACCAGTTCCTCCGCCTGTTTATTCCTGGCACCGATCCGGCGCCCTTCGCCCTGACGGATGCGGCGCCGCATTGCCAGGAGCTCGCGTGGAGCGATTCGGATCGCGGCGGCGGGCTCCCGGTCAACAAGGTCACGGTGATCGCGGGCCCGGCCGGCGCCCGCATGATCGGCGGCGAGGCCGGCGGCGCGGCGGGCGAGCGCCATGACGGCGACGGCGTGACGCGCGTCTTCCCGCTCTACTCGCCCTTCCTCTCGGTGGTGGGCGCGGTCTATATCGATTCGCTCCATAGCGCCGGCGGCGGCTTCCCGCTCGGGATCTGCGGCGTGGATATCGATCCCGACACGGGCGGCAATATGAAGTACTGCTATAGCGCGGCCGACAATGCCGTGCACCAGCGGGACGATCAAGCGGTGATCGCGGTCGGCGATTTCCTCGCGCTGACCTACTTCGGCACCTTCCCGTTCACGGTCACCGCCGCCACGGGCGAGACGCCGGTCGTCGAGCTCGTGGAGACGCGGCCCGAGGTGCTCTCGATCCCGGCCGCCCAGGAGATCGCCGACAGCCTGCTCGCCTCCTTCGGCGCGGCCGGCGCCGAGACGCGCGAGCTCGCGATCGTGACCGACGAGGACGGCTTCGAGCCGGGCCAGGCGCTCACCGTGGATCTCCCGGTCACGCGCTCGATCGCGGGCGCCTTCGTGATTACCGAAGTCGCCATGACGATCATTCTCGATCCCGATCCGCCGAGCCGCGAGGCGTATTGGCAATACACGCTGAAGGCCACCGAGGCGAGCGCGTATCAGGGCTCGTATCTCGACGACTGGCGGCGCCTCACGGGCGCCGGCGGGAGCACGGCCGGCGGAAGCGCCGGCTCGGGCGGCGGCTCGGGCTCCGGCCTGCATGCGGCCCACCACCAGGCCGGCGGGATTGACGCGATCCCGCTCGATACGCTCGCGGCGCCGAGCGATACGACGCTCCTCGATGTCTCGACGGCGCGGCATGGGCTCGCGCCGAAGATCACGGGCGCCGATGGCGTCGTGCTCACGAAGGCCGGCGCGGCGGCGGTCTGGGCGCCGGCCGAGAAGGCGAGCGGCGTGTTTGCCTACACGTTCAACACGACGACGACCGAACCGCCAGGGAGTCAGCGCATCCGATTCAACGCGGCGCATCCGTACACGGCGGTGACGAAAGTCTGGGCCGACTTCGCCAGTAGCCAAAGCGAGGATCTGTACTGGGGCTGGATGCGGATTCGCGTCGGCTCGATCCTCATCGTCCAGGACAAAGACAATCATTTGCAATTCGCGGAATTCCTCACGACCGGGGCGCCGATCGACAAGGGCGCCTATGTGGAATTGCCGGTCGAGTGGGTAAGTAACGGGACCGCGTTGGCGGTGCAAGGCGTCTTGGTGCGCGTGACCGGGCCGGCGCCGGGCGGTGGCGGCGGGAGCATGGTCCAGGCCGAGTACGTGGTCGAAGCGGGGCATGCGGATCTGTCGGCCGAAGCGGTCCTCGGGACGAAGGTGATCACGACGGCCACCGAGGCCGCGCGCCAGGCCGCCGCGAAGGGCGGGCGGCTCTTCCTCCCGAGCGATGGGTACTACCTGGCGCGCGACACCGGCGCGGCGTGGGCGGACTGGGGCCCGCTCTTCCCGATGACGCGGCCGGTCTCGGGCGCCTTCGCGTGGGTGAATCAGGGCACCGCGACGATCGACGCCTCGCGCGGCGGCGTGCACCTCTCGGCGCCTGGGACGCTCGTCGGCTTCAATCTCGTCGGCCGCTTCCTGGCGGTCACGCCGCCCTACACGATCACCGCCTATCTGCTCCCGGCGATCGTGATCAAGCGGTGGCTCGCCTACGGGCTCTTCTTCCGCCAGAGCTCAGACGGGAAGCTCGCCGGCGTGGCGGTGGGCGCCCATGCCTCGGGCGCGGACGGGGTCTCGCCGGTGAGCCTCCGCTCGATCAAGGCGACGAGCCCGACCGTCTTCTCGGCCGAGTACCTGACCGTCGAGCGCTCGGTGGCGCGCCCGCCGAATTGGCTCCGGATTGTGGACGACAACACGAATCGCGCGATCTACTTCTCGGCCGATGGGCAGCACTGGCAACTCTTCCACACGATCGCGCGGACGGACTTCCTCACGGCGAACGAAGTCGGGTGGGGCGCGGTCACGCAGATCGCGACCTCGCCGACCGCGCCGGTCGACCTGACGCTCCTCTCCTGGGCGCAGACCTAGCGGTCCAGATCCTCGGCCGCCGCGCGCGCGCCATGCCGGATGTGGAGCACGGTCACGACCTGGTGCTCGGCGTCCACCAGGTAGATGACGCGATACCGCGCGCGGGCCGTCCCGTAGAGCAGCTGGCGGAGCGCGGGGTGCTCGGGCGCCGGCGCGCCGCGATCCGGGAACGTCTCGAGACTCTCCAGGGTGGTGGTCAACTTCCGGAACCAGAGCAAGGCCTGCCTGGAGGTGGCCGCCGCGATGTGCGCGTAGAGCGCCTCGAGGTCGGCGACCGCGCGGGCGGTCAGCTCAACGCGGTAGGCCATGCGCCCGCCGGAAGTCTGCGAGCACCGCGCGCGCCGGCTGCGTCCGCCCAGCCGCGAGGTCCTCGAGGCCCTGACGGATGCCTTCATAGGGGTCGGCGGCGGCGGCCTGGTCGCGGCGGCGCGCCTCGGCGGCCGGCGCGTCCATGGCGCGGAGCGCTTCGCGGATCACTTCACTCGCCGAGGCGTAGCGACCGCTCTCGACTTTGGCGTGCACGAGCTTCACGAGCTCGGGCGGGAGGCTGATATTCATGGAGGGAGGATAGCAAGAAATAGCATTTCTTGTCCGCGCGTACGTGGGCCGCGACGAGCGAAACACGGCGGGACTGGGCGCCACACGGCAAAGTGGGGCGCCCCCGTGGGGCGGCCCCTCCTGTAAGTCCTGTGGTTTCAACAGGTTCCGTCGTCGGCTCCCGCCTTCACACGGCGGGCGTCACTGGTCGTCGCTGAATTCACGAATCGTGAACTCCTGCCGCCTGGTGGGGGGCTCTCAGGGGAGGGCGGCGCGCTCACCGTGGGAGTGGGATTAGAAGGAGGGGGACGCCGCGCTAGGCGGCGCCACGCCTCGCGGCCGCGTCTTCGGCCTCCGCCTGCCGGCAGAGCGCGTCCAGGTGATCGGCGTACGCCTGCATCATCTCCGTCCGGCGCTCGAGCAGGGTCGCCTTGTTGTAGGCGGCCTCGACGGGATTCTTGATGCGGTGGGCGAGCTGGAGCTCGACGAGCGCATCGGGGAAGCCGATCTCGCGGAGGCGCGTCGACGCGATCGTGCGAAAGCCATGGACGCTCTGCTCATCGGGGCCGTAGCCCAACCGGCGCAGCGCCGCGGTGAGGGCCATATCGGAGAGCGGCCGGGACCCATGGCGGAGGCTCGGGAAGACGTAGCGCCCGCCACCGGTGATCGGGTGCAGGTCCGCGAGAATCGCGCGCGCCTGGCGTGAGAGCGGGACGACGTGGTGCGGCCCGTTCGAAAAGGTATGCGACATGCGGCCGGCGGGGATCCGCCACACCTTCGCGCCCAGGTCGAACTCCTTCCACTCGGCGGCGCGCAGCTCGCCGGCGCGGACGAAGACGAGCGGGGCGAGGCGCAGCGCGGCGACCACGATCACCGAGCCATTGCACCCCGCGATCGAGCGCATGAGGCGACCGAGTGCCCCCGGCTCGGTGATCGCCGGGTAGTTCGTGGTCTGGACGGGCGTGAGCGCCTTCGCGAGGGTCATCGTCACGTCGTGCGGGGCCTGCCCGTGGGCGATCGCGTAGGCGAAGACTTCCCGGCAAATCGACAGGGCGCGGTGCGTGGTCTCAGCGAGGCCCTTCTCGTCAATCGGCATGAGGGCCTTGAGCACGTCGGGCGCCGTGAGTGCACCGATGCGCTTCGGCCCGAGCGTGGGGCGCAAGTAGTTGTCCAGGATCGACCCGAGCTTGAGCAGGGTGCGCGGCCGCTTCCCGGCCCGCTCCTTCTGGGCGAGCCAGGCGTCGGCCAGAAGGTTGAAGGTATCGGTGGGCGCCGCGATCGCGCGCTTCTCGTCCTGGCGCTTCACGCCAGGATCGATCCCGTGGTCCATGAGTCGCTGCGCTTCGCGGCGCTTCTCTCGCGCGCGGGCGAGATCGACGATCGGGTAGATGCCGAAGGAGATCGTGTTCCTACGGCGCTGGAACGAATAGTCCCACCGCCAGAGCCGTTTCCCGTTCGGCCGGATGAGCAGGTACAGGCCTTCGGCGTCGGACAGACGCCACTGGCGGGCGGGGTCGGCCTTCGCGGCCTCGATCTCTTTGACGGTCAACATGGGGCAAACACTCCAGAAAAGGGCGATTCCGAAAAGTTACTGCGTGTCCGGCCTCAGCCCGTTACTGCAATGCAGTAACGGTTTTCACGTCCCACGGTCCGATCCTCGCCGTTACTGCATCCCGCACTGCGCGGGGGTGGGCACTGAGCGGAGCGGCCGAGCATGGAACAGAGAGGAGTAGAGACGCACTTCGCGGATTATACAGGGGTTTTCGTGGAAGTGTGCGAGGAGGAGAGTGGAGCAGAGAGGAGTAGAGAGGTGGGACTGGAGCGGGCTACGGGAATCCAATTTAGTGTGATCTGCTCGAAAATACACAGATCGTGAAACGAAGACTGTAAATGTTCCTGCGCTTCGCATCCCCCTTCACGAACTGTGAAGTCACGCGCCTCAGTGGAAGAATTTGCGCGCCGCCGCCTGCGGCAACCAGAGGCGCGGGTTGGGCTCGGCCGGGCTGCACACGGGGCAGAAGCCAAACTGCACCAGGTCGCCGTAGGGGTTCTCGATCGGCTCTGCGGCCACCACCGGCTGGCCGCACGGGCAGCGGAGCGCCTCCACCTCGCCGGGGGCGAACAGGCTCTGACGGGGCTGAGAGGGCGGGCGACGGGGCGGCATGGTGTGGGGTTCCTCCCTGGATGAGCATCCTCAGGTGGGCGTGGTACTGCCCTTCGGGATGCTGCGCACGAGCGTCTTGGGCCCGATGAGCCCGTCGTCCTCCAGCTTGCGGAGGATGTCGCCCTCCGTCTTGCCGTAGACGATCACAATCCCGCCGACGACCTCGCCGGGTTGGAGGCTCAGCAGCACGGCCGGATCGACGCGGAGCGGCTGGTCGTCTTTCAGTCGCGCGAGGTTCCCGTCACTGAGGCCGAGCAGAATCAGGATCCGCCCGTCGGGCAGGGCGAGGCGGGCTTGAATCATCCATCGCTCCTCATCAAACTGGTCGAGGCGATACCCATGGGTCATTGCGGGCGCTCGTCGTCGATGCGGCGGGCCCCTCGTACGGCTCGGAGGATTTGCCCGATCGCTTGGGTCGAGAGCCCTTCGCTGGTGAGCGCCGCCACCAGGGCGGCGTCGATCCTCGCCGCGCAGGCGGCCTCGATCAGGGACTGTCCCAGGCCGGTCGCGATCTCGAGGTCGAGGAACGCCTCCTCGTCGTGCCAGGCCACGCGCACCCGGCCGCGGCCATCCTTCGCCGAGACCATGCTCTCGGCCATGATCTCCCCGCCGCGCACCTTCGCCCGCACGAACGTGAGTTCGTTCGCCATTTGAAAGACGGGCTCGTTCCCGGCGCGTGCCGCCTCGCGGCCCAGGGCCGCGATCTCCTCGTTCGATAACTGCCGGACCTTCATCGCCACTCCTTGTCGATCGTCACGGGTGCGGCTTCCCGACGCCGAACTCTTTGATCTGATGCTCCGCGAGCTTCAGGCCGGTCGCGAGGAGGGCGCGGGCCTGCTCCTCAGTGTCGGACATCGCGGCGATCGCGCTGGTGAGTTCATAGAGCAGCGCGAGGCAGACCGCGAACGGGTGCTCGCCGCACATGTGGGTGTGAAGAAACGGGCGGAGCTGTATTTCGTGCAACTGCGCGGCGCGCGCGGCGATCGCGGATTGATTCAGGAGTGTCATGAATGGGTTCCGAGGAAGGTCATCGGGACGCTCCCAAAGGCGGCTTGCCAGGGCCGATTGAGGAGGTCGATCGCGAGCGGGACGAGCGCGGCGAGATCGACCGGCAAGCGGACCGCCCCGATATTCGAGACCGGGCCCGGCGCGCGGAGTTTCTCCCACGGCCACGCCTCGAAGAGGTACTGCGCGCCGGCGCCCTCGGCCGCGTAGGCGGGATATAGGCGCGGGAGATCGATGTCGTGCAAGGCCACCCAGGCGCCCGGCCGGAGCACGGGCGCGAGATACAGCAGATCCGAGAGCGGCCACGGGTGGCGGTGATTCGCGTCGATGAAGGCGAGATCGATCGATTGCGCGCGCAGCCGCTCGCCGGCCTGGCGGGCACTACATCCGGGATCGAGGAGCCATTCCGCGCGGTGGCCGGGATAGAGCTCGGCGACGGCGCTGCCGACTTCGCGGCGCGTATTGAAGTAACACCGCTTCTGGATGTCCGCCGAGAGCAGGAGCGTGGGCGCGCCCTGAGGCAACTGGTCCAGCGCGAACAAGAGCGCGGCCGAGCTGGTGCCGGCGGCGACGCCGAGCTCGAGCACGGTGCGGGGCGCGTGCACGAGGACGAGCTCGAGCAGGAAGTCGGCATCGTCAGCGGAGATCCCGCCTTCCACCCACGCCGGTGGATGGAAGAGCGCGCGCAGCGCGTCGTGAGCGGCGGCGGGGTCCGTCATTAAGGCGAGAGTCTACGCGAGGACCGCCAAGAGCGCGACCGAGAAGAGGCGCCCGGCGAGCTTCGCCATGATGGCCGCGGCGCGGCGCGTCCGACGGGAGGTGAGTGAGCGCGGGGAGGCTGCTACGGGAGGGGCGGGATCGACTTCGGTGGACGGCGCGCGCGCGGCGCGCCTCCGCAAGGCCCGGTCGAGGCTTTCAGCGACCGCTTGCGCTACGAGCTGCACGGCGCTTGGGCAGATCCGCTCCAACACTTGCAGCTGTGCCGCGATCTTCCGGACGCTCGCCGTCCAAGTCGGCGACCGCTTGGAGGGCGGCGACGAGGGGCCGGAGGTGGGACAGGGCGTGGTCGATGATTTGTTGCTGCTTGTCGATGAGGCGTTGTTGCTCAGCGAAGAGCGCCCGCGTGCGCGGCGATCTCGATTTGAGGCGACGAGTTTCAGCATGTGGTGAGACCTCGGAAGTACTCACGTCAGCATCGAGGAGAAGCACATGCGGGGCGACCTCGAAGAACGCGGCGATCTGGTCGAGCAAGTCGAGGGACAGCCCGCGCTTGCCGGTCAGAGCCATGCTCATCCACCCGCTTGTTTTCCCAAGATAGGCTGCGAGATCACCCTGCCGCACGCCGCGCGCTTTCAAGCGCTGGAGGATCTGCTGTCGCAACCGGTCAAGGGCTCCGTTAGGCACGAGTCGTATTCGGGCTGATTCTACTAACACTCCGTAAGTCACGCTAGGAAGATACACGGCCACGGCCCGTCGTGGGCCACGATTCGTACTTGTTTCTGTGAATTACTTATTGTAAGAATCTCACCAATCGTGACCTCACCTCCCAAGCGAAGTACGCGCCCATGGGTGCTGTCGCCAGAAGCCGCCGCGCGCAAGCGCCGGCTCGAGCGGGCGCTCCAGCGCGCGGGCCTGACGCAGACGGCGCTCGCCGCTGAGCTCGGCGTCTCGACCGCGTACGTGGCGATGATCCTCTGTGGAAAACGCACGCCGGCGCTCGCGGTGGCGAAGGCCCTCTCGGACCTCACCGGGATTCCCGCCACCGATTTCATCGCAGCGCCCGAAGTCTAGGAAAGGAACCGGCCCGCCATGCCTGGCTCACCGCTGTCTGCTGTCCCGTCGGTCGCCCCGCCAGCCGATCGTGGCGATCACTGGATCACCACGATCGAGGTCCAGCGGAAGCTCGGCGCCGCCGAGGCCACGATCTACCGGCTGCTCCAGCGCGATCCGACCTTCCCGCGGCCCGCGAAGCTCGGCGGCCGGAATAATCGGTGGTCCGCGCGCGCGATCGATGCCTGGATGGCGGCGCAAGTGGCCGCCGCCGCCGATCGGTAGGACGCCATGCTCCTCAGTCTCCTCGCGGCGTGGGTGAGCTTCGCGACGGCGCTGTTCTGCGTGCACGCCGCGGCCAGGGCCGCCCGCCTCACGCGCATCGCCCAGGCGCGCGCGGCGGAGGCCTACCAGCAGGCGGCCGACGAGGAGACGCGGACGGCGTCCGCGCTCCAGCTCCTCGTGGAGGAACAGCGCGGCCGCGCCGACGACCAGGCGCACTACGCCGCGCGCCTCGCGGCGCTCCATCACACGTATGACCTGGCGTTGCAGGAATACCGCGACATCGTTCAGCAGTACCGCCGCGTGCTCGGCGAGATCGCGGACGACGCGCCGACCACGCACTAGGGAAGGAACGCTCGCTGATGGCTCGTTCTGACCGGCACAAACCGCCCGCCTTCCAGATGTATGCGCAGTCCTGGCTGGCCTCGACACGCGGCATGCCGCACGACGTGAAGGGCGCCTACATCGACCTGCTCTGCTGGGCGTGGGACAACGGCCCGCTCCCGAATTCGCCGGCCTGGCGGGCGCGCGTGTTTGGGACAAACGCGAAAGAAACGGCCCGACTTTGGGCCGCGCTCCGGCACAAGTTCGTGCGGATCGCGCAGGGGTGGATCAATGCCCGTCTCGAAGAACAACGGGGGGAGCTCGCGGCGTATCAAGCGAGGGCGAAAAATGCGGCGGACGCCCGCTGGCACGGGTCCGATTCGCATCAAGCATCGGTCGAGCATGCGTCAAGCACATGCTCGAACGATGCTAAACCGATGCCCGCGAGCATCGCGCAAGCATCGCGCGAGCATATGCTCAACGGATCCACTGTACCTGTACCTCTATCTCTATCTGTAGATCGTACACACCGGCGGCGAACGCCGCCGGTTAACCGGCGAGCGCCGTTCAAGGTCTACGCCGCGATCGCCACCCAGGTCCTCACCGACACGCCGACCGACGACCACGGCGAGCACGCCGATCGCTTCAAGTGGGCCTGTGCCGAACAGGGTCTCCCGTATGACATCGAGATCGCCGGACGCGCGCTGCGCGCCGCAGAGCGCGGGCAACGCCGCAAAGCCGAAGAGCGGGGCTGAGATGAGCAAACACACCGCCGAGCCCGAAACCGAGATCCCGACGCGGCCCTTCGGAGAGCCCGAGACGCGGGTCTTTCTGGAGTGCCCGAAGTGCCAACACGCCTGGGAAGCCGCGCGCATTCTCCCAGGCGCCTGGTGGGGCAAGGGCATCACGCCCGAGTCCATCGCGCGGATCTGTTACTGCCCGGACTGTTATGCCGCGCCACCGATGCGCGTCGCGGCCGCGCCCGAGGAGGACCCGCCATGCCTCGCGAAGTGACCGGCTGCCTATTCTGCGGCGGCGATCCGCGTGATCCCGATCATCGGGCGCACTGCGATGGGCGCCTGGGCGTCGTCGAGGCCTTCGCATTCGACGGCCGCGCGTTCGAAGCGCTCCCGCTGTTGGTCTCGGGCGTGAGTCCGGAGACCTGGGCGACTTCCGAAGCCGCGGCAGTCTCCGTCCTCGAGACGAAGGACACGCAACGCGCGCGCGTCTTCGCTGCCATCGTTCGCGCGGGCCGCGCCGGCCGGACCGACGCCGAGCTCCAGGCCGAACTCGGGCTCTCGGGGAATTCCGAGCGGCCGCGCCGGCGCGAACTGCAAATGCTCCACTGCATCGTCGAAGCGCGCGATGCGCACGGCCAGGCGATCCGGCGCTGCACCGCGACGACGCGCCGTGCCGTGGTCTGGATCGATCGGCGGCTGGCGAATGCGGTGGCGTCATGAGCGAGCAGCACGCCGGTATCACCGAGAGCACGATCGCGCGGATGGCCGGGACCATCGCGGCGGGACTCGTCAGCAAGTCCGACCTGAAGGGGTCGGGGGCCCTCGGGGCGGACGCGCTCGCCGATTGGATGCGGTCCGTCATCATGCTGAGCGCCGGCCTGGCGCGCGGGATCGCCAAGGAACTCGCGCACACGGCCCCGACCGGCCCCATCCAGACGACGCAGCTCCGATCGCCAGCGGCCCGCGAGACGCCGCGCCCGAAAGCGCCGCAAGCGTCCGCGAAGGTCTTGCACGCGCGCGGCGTCAAGGTCCTCGGGATTGTGAAGCGGCCCAGGATGGACGGGGGCGAGGCCTTCATCATTTCCACCGACGACGGGAAGACGTACCACACCGGGATCCTCGACGAGGCGCGCTTCGCCAAAGCCGCGAAGGACGCCGCGCTCACGATCGACATCGGGTATCGGCCCACTGACGCCGGCGTGCGCGAGATCGCCTACCTCCGCCAGGATGTGCCGGCGGCCGAGGCGAAGCCATGAGAACCCAGGTGCCCGCCACCCTGGAGCGTGGCCGCGTCACGCGCGGGCCGCTGACCTCGCAAGCCTCGTGGGGCATGAATGGGTTCTTCCACATCGCCGGGCCCTGCGGCGCGGCGCTGCTGGTGGTCGTCAGTAACGCGAGTGTCTGGCCCTTCCCGCCGCCCGTGTGGGAGCACGTCAGCGTCTCGGTCCGCCATCGCACACCGAACTGGCGCGAGATGGAATACATCCGCGATCTGTGTTTCGCGCCCGACGAGCTCGTGTTGCAGTTCTCGATGCCCCGCGCCGCGCACATCAACCTGCACCCGTACTGCCTGCACCTGTGGAAACCGATCGGCGTCGACATTCCCACGCCCCCGCCGGAGACGGTGGGCGCGGCCCCGACCCCGGTGGCGCCATGAGCGAGACGATTACCTCGCGCGGCGTCACGTTCCCGCGGCCGGCGGCCGACGAGAAGACCGAGCAAGCCTCGATCCTGAACTTCGTGCACCTACTCGGTGGCCGCGCCTATGTGCTCGGCACGCGCCGCGCGCAGTACTGCGCGCTCTGCGGCGTCCGCAACCAGGACCAAGGCACCAGGCAGACAGAAGGGATCGCTGACCTGGCGATCTTCCTGCCGCCGGCGAACAGCGCGCGCACCGACGTGTCGCGCGGGTGGACGTTCCTGTGGGTCGAGTGCAAGGGCAAGAGCGGGACGCTCTCCGTCGCGCAACTCGAGTTTCGCGACTTCTGCGTGCGGGCGCGTGTCCCACATATCGTCGGCGGGATCGACGCCTTCCTCGCGTGGTGCGAGGCCGGCGGGTGGGTCCGGAAGTAAAAGGAGCGAGCAATGCCTGAGAACACGCGCATCAGAATCGAAGTCACCGAGCAGGATATCGAGCGCGCCCACCGGAGCAATTCGTACCATTGCGTCGTCGCGCAAGCGGTCGCGCGGACCGTGAAGGACGCGCGGAGTATCGACGTGGACATCCAGACGATCCGATTTACGCGAGACGGCGGCCGCTGGATCTTCCTCACGCCCTACGCGGTGCAGGGCTACATCGTCGCCTTCGACGCTGGTGATCCGATCGAGCCTTTCACGTTCGAGCTCCGCAATCCGATGCGCGGGCGCCGGCGTAAGCTCACGGACGACGGGCGCGCGGCGGCGCGCGCATATAACCGCGCCCTGTACCACGCGAAGAAGGAAGGCGTCGAGACCGCGCGCGCGGGCGATCCTGAGACCGAGGGCCCGCACGCGGTGGCGCGCGCGGCGTATGCGTCGGCGAAGCCGGTGGGCTCGCCCCAACACACCGAATTGAATCCCGGCGCGCCGCGCAACGCGCCCATGATGTTCAAGCTCAAGCGGCGGGCGTACGGGCATAGAGTCCTTCGGATCAATCAGACGAAGGCCGCCGCGGAGGCGATCGCTGAATGACGAAGACCGCCCACTATAAGGAGCAACGCGGATGGGTGAGGACATAGTGGACGAGACCCCGCAGCAGCCGCCTGACAACGTGATCCAGTTGGCGCCCGTGGCCGACGCGGCGAACCGCGCCAGGCAGGACAAGCCGTTCTTCACGGTCCTGCCGCGTCCGCAGTGGCCCGACTGTGACCACTCGCGGCGGGGCGTGGAGATTGACCGCACGAAGCGCACCGTGTATTGCAAGTGTGGGGCGCAACTGGACCCGCTCGACGCGCTGTTGATTTATGCCGCCACTGAGCAACGTCTCGTCAGCACCCGCGCGGACATCGAGCGCCACCAGCGCGAAGAGGCCGAGAAGAAGCAACGCGAGGCCGAACGGAAGCCGTTCTTGCGTGAGGTCCGCGGCTTCTATCAGGTCTGTAATCCGACGCCGCCGAATGGCGACGGCGCGATGGTCGGCTACGACGTGTCGCTGTCGTGCGGCCACACGATCCGATGGGCCTCACGCGGCCGACGGCACCCGAAACAACGCTTAACGTGTGATGTCTGCCTGCGCATGGAACGCGCCAAGACGAAAGGCAATCTGCGATGACCGAGACCCGAGGAGAGAAGGAAGCCCAGGACGTGATCGATGGCGAGTGAGCCACGGGCGCCGCTGGCGCTCAACCCGGCGCAGGAGCGCGGGCGGTCAAGGCCCTCGGCGACGCCTGGGCGACACCGGAGGTGGTCCCCGATGGCAGTGAGGAGCGAGGAGGTGGCTGACGTGACCTTCAAGACCTGGATCAAGGCGCTGAACCTCAGAGACGAGCTGGTCCAGCAGTACCAGAACGATCCCGCCCTGTTCTTACAGAAGCTGCCAGAGGCACAGTTCCGCACGGCGCTCCTCGTGACGGCGGAGACGATGAAACTGATGCGAGACGAAGCGATCCGCCGGGGCATCTGGGATGACATCAGACACGCGAAAGTGGGCCAGCCATGACGGACCTGACGCCTGACCGCCGCGCGGCCTTGAAGACGCTGGCGTCCGCCGCGACCCCGGGCCCGTGGTTCATCGAAGGCGCGCACAACGACTACGCCATCGTCGGGGACGTGAAAGGCCACACGAATGGGTGGGCCTGGCCGTCCACGAAGGTGTTGCAGCTCGATACCTACAAGATGCAGCCCACACGCGAGAATGCCGAGTTTATCGCCGCGGCCTCGCCAGACGTGGTGCTCGCCTTACTCGCGCACCTCGAGCGCCTGGAGAAAGATGTCCGCTTGCTCGCGCACCTCGAGCGCCTGGCGGACGATGTCCGCCTCGCTGACGAGAAATATGCCCTCGCGATGAAGCAGATCGACGCGCTGGAAGAAGCATTACGGGTGGCGCGGCTGATTACAGGAGAACACGCATGACGTTCACGGGCCTGCTCCTGTTCCTGCTCGGCGTGGCGACCGGCGTGGGACTGCTCATCCTGTTCGGCGCATTGAAGGACGAAACCAGCGATGAGTGAGCGGAAGCGCATCAATCAGGGGTGGCGCAACGCCTTGGACTGCAACGACGAGATGGTGGACTACCTCCGCCACGCGGCCAGCCTGCGCCATCTGTCCATTCGCAACTACGTGCGGGAGGCCATCAACCGCCAACTGTGCAAGGAAGGCGTGGACGCGATGCTGCTGCCAGAAGCGTCAGACAGGAGCCAGCCTGACGTAGCGTGTTCGCACGGACTCGCCGTTGACCTGCACTGTTGCGACTGTCGCCGGAGTGGATTCTTCCGGCCAGAGACATGCGCGTGTGGCGATCTGAAAGTCAACTGATGCGTGAGCAGACGAGAACGCCGATGCGCATCCAACCCAACGGGCTGGTTGGGAGTTATGTCATCACGCAAGGGGATCGGTTGCTGATGACCGGCTTGACCCTGCAAGGCTGTCACGCCTGGATCGCCGCGCACATGCGCTGCTGTCCGCAGTGCGGCGCGGAGCTTGGGCGAAACAAGGCGTTTACGTGGTGCCCCAACGGGCACCGTTTGACGGGCGCGGCGTCAGACGAGCGCCTGGCCGGCACCCATGGGGAGTGACCTGTCATGGCGGTGATCTTCCCGACGCCCTTGCGCTGTGCGGATTGCGGGCTGCCCTACGTGGACTTCCCGCTGGACCTGCTGCTGCCACGCTCGCAATGGGTGCTGATCTTCCCCGAGAGCGAGGACGGCAGCGGCCTGCTGTGTGCGCGGTGCATCGTGGCGCGAGCGGAGAAGGTGCCGGGAGCCACGGCGGTGCACGCGGTGATCGAGATCGCGCCGGTAAAGAAAACGGCCGAAGATTTACCTGAACCTGTGACACGGCGCGCCGATGCCCTCGGGCTGCGTCACGACCGCTGCCACGAGCACGGCCGGCTCTTGGGCGCCACGCCGATCGCGGGCGCTCAGAAGCCGGCGCCCGTGTTGCCGGACGGGGTGCTAGAACGCCTCTATCAGGAAGCCCAGCGCGGCCAGACGGGCGTGTATACGGTGTTTCGGGAGGTGCTCACGCCGGTTATTGAGCAGGCCCAACGCACCGCGTGCGCGGCCGTTATGCAGCAGTGGCAGACGTGGGGCGTGATTGAGATCGCCGCGCGCAACGTGAACGTGAAGAGCTACGCGGACCACTGGGAGACGCGCGCGCTGAAGGCGGAGCAGGCGCTCGCCGCCGCCCGGGAGCGGTGCGACAACGCGTTGACCAGACGCCTCTCTGGCGACACGCGCGATTTCGTCTGCGGCCTCCCGAAAGGGCACGAAGGCAGCTGTAAGTGGGAGGCGGTCACCAACAAGGACGGTGATGGGCCGCTGGCCCCAGGAGACTTTTGATGGCGGACCACGATGAGGTGCTCGAGCGGGCGTTCGCACCGTATCGCCGCCTCCGTTGGGCGTTGGTAGGCCTGTTCGTGCTGTTTGCCCTGCTCATGGGCGTCGGGTTTATTCTCACGGCCATTCTGGAGCAGCCATGAGTGAGCGCTTCTCGGATGAGGTGTGGCGACGTGCGTGGGATGCCGCGTGTGTGGCATGGACGACGGCCGAGGTGCCGGGCGATCCTTCGCCAGAAGATAAGGCTGTCGCCGCGATGCGGGCCGTCCTAGAGGGGCACGACTCCAACGTGATCCTCACGGCGCTTCTGGCGGTAGATGAACTGACGGCTGAGAACGCGCAGTTGATGACAGAGAACGCGCGGCTACGCGGCCAATCGCGCATCGCCCTTGCGGACATGCGTGACGTGTTGGAGCGCGTGGCTGACCTGTCCTGTGAATGTCGGGACTTCAGCGGGGACGAGTGTGTCGTGTGTTCAGCGCGACGAGTCCTCGCCCCATCCACGGGGGCGGCGTCAGACGGACGCCCGCGATGAGGCTGGCCCTGACCGCGCTCGTGATCAACCGCATCGAGCGCAGGGGCCGATGGCCGTTTCAGTCATGGGCGGTGGACTGGACCAGCGCCGATAACAGCACGGGCGGCGTTGTGTGTCGTCGGCGACTGATCGCGACGTTGCGTGAGGTTCAAGAGTGGGAACACACGCTGGCGGCCGTGGCGTCAGACGGGAGCCCGCGATGAGTGAGCGATTCTCGGATGAGGTATTGCGCGAGGCGATTGCCGCCTACCTGCCGGAGAAAGTCGAGGCCGATGCGATTGCCGCGATGCGGGCCGTCCTAGAGGAACACATGACGCAACTCAGGAACGCCGCATTACGCGGCATTGCAGAGAAGCGCGCGGCTGACGAAGAGGCGTCAGGGCTACGAGCAGGGCACGAGTTCAACCTCGGCGATGGGCGCGTGGTGCGCGTGATGCTGGCGCGTGACTATGTGTCGGTCTGTCGAGATTCACGCGGGCGCGTGGCCGTCAGGAACGTGCTCACGCACCGACTGAGCTATATGCAGGAATCCGACCTCCAACGTGCGGCGAGAAAGTTTACTGGCGCGGCGTCAGACGGGAGCCCGCGAAATGGCGATGTTGAACAAGAACATTGAGGCGCTCGAAGGGGCAGCCACGAAACTCCTTGGCCCCTGGGCCGTGGCCTACTGTGAGCGGGATAGCTTCGTCATCGGAAGGTTGACGCGCGATCCCAACGCCCCACCGCCGTGGCCGGTGGACATCTACGGCACAGGGAACACATGGCAGGAGGCGCTTCAGATGGCGCTGGCCACACACGCGGCTGATCAAGCCGTGGGCGCGGCGTCAGACGGGAGCCCGCGATGAGTGAGCGAATACTGAATGTCGAGGCCGCACGCGCGGCGATCAGCGAGTTCCGCGACTACATGCGGCAGATGAGCGGGGACTTCAAACGGCGCGATGTGATGGTGAGCCTGCTGCACGCCTTTGTGGACGCCTACGAGCACGGCGATGGGCAAGCACCCACGCCAGAGCAGGTGGCGCTGCACGAGCAGTATGTCGTGGACCACGCCGCTGACCACGATGACGACTGCCCAGAGGACGATACCTGCGAGTGCAGCTTCAAGCCAAGGAACGACGCCGTGAACGCCGTGTGTTGTTACCTCTCCACGGGCAAGCGGCTGGCGGCGTCAGACAGTGAGAAGCATGGAGCCTACTGATGACGCGCTACTCCGATGAGGAGCTCTACGAAGCGTGGGAGGCCGCTGATGACGTGCTCTCAGAGGCCATGGACGCCACCGCCGAGGACGCGGGGATTCCCGCCGCGATGGCCGCCATGCGCGCCGTGCTCGAGGGGCACGAGAACGAGCAGCACACTAGCCCTGACGGCGCGTGCCCCACCCATGGCGATCCGCTGGTCTGTCTCGCGTGCGAGGCCGAGGAAGACGCGCAGCCGACGTGGCAGGAGTTCCGGCGGCGGGACATGCGCGAACGTCTCAAGGTGCGCTTCGGCGAACGGGACGACCAGCAGATGGGTGAGGGGTTGTCGGACGCGGTGATTGACGCGATCGTGACCTGCCTGACCCTCGAGGCGCCGCCGCGCGATGCCTGAGCGCCTCGCGCAGGCGTGTGCGGTCTTCGGGTGTCCGCACGTCGAGCCGTGTCCCGCGCACGGCCGCGGGCACACGCCTGGCGGCCGGCGGCCGAGCGCCGCGCGCCTCGGGTACGATCGCGCCTGGCGGCAGTTCCGCGAGACGGTCTTCGCCGAGCTCTGGCGGCTCCGCGTCCCGCGGGCCGGGCTCTGCGGGTGCCGGCATCCGAGCGCGCCGGAGACCCGGGATTCGGTGTGCGCCCGGACCGGGCGCTACCAACCGGCCGAGCTGCTCGATCACATCGTCCCGATTGCCGGCCTGGCCGATCCGCGGCGGCTCGACCTCTCGAATCTCCAAGCGCTCTGTCACCGCTGCCACAACCGGAAACGGCAACGCGAATCGATGGAGGGCCGATCATGAAGGCCGCGATCCCCCCGAGCGCGCTGGACGGGTTCAACGTCACGCGGCATCACTGTGACCAGTGCGACCAGGTGTGGCCCGCGCCGCACGCGCGGGCGTGCCCGAAGCGCGCGTCGCGCTACGACCGCCTCCTCAGCGCGCTCCGCGTGCGGTTCGGCGTGAACGAGGACCGGGCCGAGGATGAGGGCTTCTCGGATCGGGTGATCCGAGAGGTCGCGAGGTGTGTCTGCGAGGTGGTGGCGTTCGAGGATGGGCCCTGCGCGCAGTGCGGCCTCGTGAATTGGAATCGTGACGGCAACGGACGCTGCTGCATGTGCCAGACGTGACCGGCTCGCCGGACCTCGAGGCCTTCGAAATGGCCGATTGGCTCCTCCGCGACGAGGCCCGCGGGACCCTCTCGCCGCTCGGCCGCGCGTGGCGGATCCGCGCCGCGGACCGCCTCTCGCAAAAGATGGACACCGAGCTCCGTGGCGGCCGGGCGCCCTTCCGGACCGAGGCCGCCGCCCTGGCGATCCTGAAGGAGACCGCGCGTGATCTGCGTGGCGCTGGGCGCGCCCTCGAGGAGGCGGCCAAACGCCTCCGGGAGCAGGGCGACGGGCTCGGCGCCAACCGCGCGTATACCGCCGGCAAGGCGGCCGCCTCCGCGGCCGAGGGGATCGATCCGACGTAGGCCATTACGTCCTTCGGCGTAGTGTTACGGCATTCGACGTAATTCACGCTTGTTCTCCCGGGCGCGCCTCGGTAGAATTCGCGCAGTCGCGCGGGCCTGCCGAAGGAGCCTCCCATGCTGGTCGCCGTCGTGAGTCTGGTGATCGCGCTCACGCTGCTCGGCACGGCCCTCTACCTCATCGAGCGGTTCGTCCCGATGGCGCCCCCCTTCCGGATCGCCATCCGCGTGGTGGTGGTGATCGGCATCCTGCTCTGGCTCCTCCAGTTCGCGCGCGGTGGCTACCTGTAGAAGGGGATCGGACTATGCGATACGTCGCGCTGCTCGCCGCGCTCACCGCGCTTCTGCTGTCGTTCGCGTGCGGCGATACGATCGTGAACGTCCCCGTCTCCCCCTCGACCCTTCCCGCCGGCGGCGTCGTGGTCGTCACGCAAGCGAAGATCGAATTCCGATCGACCGGCACGCCGACCAGCGTCCGCATTCGCTACAGCAGTCCAGCCGATGGGCTCGCCCAGGTCGTCACGACGTTGCCCTACTTCGCGAGCTTCACGACGACCGCGCCCGACATGTTCCTGTCGCTCGAAGGCACGCCCCTGATCCACGGCCTCCTCGCCACCTCGCCGTTCTTCTCGATTCAGATCATGGTCGACGGCAAACTCTTTCGCGAGTCGACCAGTACGAACCTGTTTCCCGAAACGCTCCAGGTCTCCGGCACCTGGCGGCGATGAGGGGATCCCCGGGGTCTGAGGTCCACGGTCCGAGGTCCCGGCGCGCCATGTCCCGCGAGATCCTCTTCGAGATCCCTCGCCGCGCCTGGCTCGTCGACGAGGGCCATACGGCCACCGAGATTGACGTGATTGGCGAGACGGAGACGCGCTATCGGATCTGGGCCCGCGCCCGCCTCCGCGTGGGTGCCCGCCTGCTGAAGCCTGGGGATCGGGCGTTCGTGCCCAAGACCGCCGTGCAATGGGTGACGCCGCGGGTGCGCCGGAGCGCGGCCCCATGATTGACGACCTCGCCGGGATCGACTCCATCTACGCGCTCGTCCTCGGGCCGTGTCCTGGGTGCGGTGCCCGCCACACGGTGACGCTCTCGCGCCTCGGTCGCTTCGCCTACCGGTGCGGCGCGCTCAACCTGAGCGGCGCGGTCGATGACTTCCTGCGCACACGTTCCCGCTTCGAGGCCACGCGCCACCCAGGCGCGTCCGCCCTCCCTCCCGAAGGAGATCCGATCATGACCACCCCGACGCCGACACCGACGCCCACGCCACCCACGCCGCCCACGCCGAGCCCGACCCCGCCCTCGAGCCCGACGCCGCCCACGGCGCCCCCGCCGCGGCCCGAGACGGACCCGGACGGCGAGGCGCCGCTCGGCGTGCCGACCGGCGCCGGCGGCGGCGCGCCCGCGGGGGTGGGGGGGGGTCGCCGGCGCGCGGCGCGTGAGTCTGGAGAG